CGCCATTGAATACTCAAAGTATCTTGAACATGAGGATGGTTATGATTATGCTTTAGTTGAACCTCATGAGATTAAGATTATAAAAAATCTTCATAAGGAACGAACATCTCATCGTATTGTAACTGTCAAGTAAAGTCTTATTTTCCATCAAACAAATGACTTATTCAAACCTCTCAAAAATCAAACCAAAGTTTCGTACTGAAGGTCAAATTACTGGTAATTGGGGAAAGAGTAAAGTGCGCACCAATGGTAACAGTGAATTAGGATTAACTACGAAAGAGAATATTAGTGTCACAAGAAAGAGTGATTATATCAATCGAATGTATGAGGTATTAGATACAACAACTGACCCTAAGATACAGAGGTTTGCATATAATGAGATACGGAACTATTTGATACAAACCAATCAGTGGTGACAGAATTACTCACCTCCAAATGTCTCCTATAGTGTAACCACGTCAATCACACATCATGAGAAAGATCGAAACTCAAATGAACACTGCCATTCACAACAACACTAATTGGCAGTCTGCTAATACATCAGTTGTGACTGAAGATTCTACTTCTAAAGTATATCTTCATGGTAATCACATCGCTACTGTAGGTGATGACTATGTTGAAATCTTTGATGGTGGTTATCGATCAAATACTACTAAATCAAGGCTCAATGCAATCATCAACGAGTTCTGCGATGCAGTTACTGATGGTATCTTTCAAAAGGATTACACCTGGTATGTAAAAGATAACAACATCACCAAAGAGTTCACTAACGGTTATATCTTCTCATGATTAAGTATATCCTAGGAGCTATAGTTGCTCCTACCATGATAATCACACCATGGTTATTTGTTCTCTATTGTTTCTATCTACAACTCACTGAAAATGACAACAACCAAACAGTTTGATAAAGGTGAATTCTACACTATTGAAGCCTTTTACTTTACAGAAGAAGATGGTATCATTTATGGAGAGGATCGCAATGAAGAGGTTGATACTTATTGGCATATCAAACTTGACATTAACCTGATGGATTATGTACTAGAACAATGTCAAACCAAACTCACTGAGCCATCGATTGTTGATGTCCTACCACGTAAATGGGCAGACTTCAATGATAAATATGAACTCGAAGATTGTGGCGATACATGTTATGGTATTGAACGTTATATCTGGACAGGTAAGAAGTTAGTTACAGAGGAAGAGTATACTGAACTGGTGACTGTATGAACTACGACATCTATCACCTACGCAATACACAGATGGATGATAAACTAACCTATCAACTAAGTGGTATCATAGCGGCTTATAAACCCCACTCACCTATACCAACTAAAGAGGAGTTAGAGTCAGATAACGAACCAATTACATCATCTAGAGGTACTCACACTTATGTAAGCTTGAAGTCTATCTGTCAACAACAAAACATAGAATATAACCCTAAAAAACACTTATAAATAGACTATTTTCATTAAAAACGTTTAATAAAGGCCTTTTTAAATGTATATTAGTGTTTTATAGTTCTCCACAATGGTTGTGGAATAGTAAGGTTAAATGTGTGAATAAGTGTTGTAATCTGTGGAAAAGGTGTTAATAAATGGTCGATGTTAAGTGTACCTAAGGCCGTATTCTATCAGGCCTTCCCAATAATGTCAACCCCCTCCCCCAAAATACTCTGAGACCCTCAAAGTTGACACCCCACAGAGTTACTCACCTCCAAATGACCCCTATAGTGTAACCACACAATCGCCACATGACTTCAGCCTTTATCACCTTTCCTTTCTTAACTAACTCCGACAGCATTCGTGAAACAATTATATTGAGAGGCAACAGCGCTGCTAAAATCTTCTCAACCCAAGAAGCAGCAGTTAATTATTGTAAATCTATGAACCTTCCTGAGTGTTCGCCAGAAGGAGTTCAATGGGATTGGGAGGAGTTAGGATTCCACGGTTAAGTAAACACTACTCACACACTCACTAAGTAACACCTACTCCAGCTATGAGCTCTACACAACAACTGCTACAGACCATTGACACTCTTAAGGCTCATGGTCACTACAAAGTAACAGTGACTGTGCTGCCCTCACAGATTAAGCGCAAACACAAATCAGCGCTTTGATTCACATGCTCACTCTATTTTTATGTGTTACATATACGCACTAAAAAATAGAGTAAAGGCCTATCTCTCTAAAAACCTTTTGTATACTATTGTCTGCTGATGTGTCTCTCCTATGTGTTACTTACTGGTTGTGCTTAGTTGATACTGACTCTTGACCCCGTAGGAGAGTTCAGTTGTAATAACTAAAGCGCCAATAAGTGAACTCGTGGAACACATAACAGTATTATTTAGTATCAACACTAATTAACACATAGTACAACCTATTAAAGTTACTCACCTCCAAATGACTCCTATAGTGTAACCGCACAATCAACATCATGAGAAAGATCGAAACCCAGATGATTCAAGCCATTCAACAGAACAAGTCTTGGAGCTCAGGTAACACTCAAGTGATCACTGAAGATAACATTTCAAAGGTATATCTCCACGGTAATCAAATTGCAACTATATTCGAAGATAGCATGACAATCTATGATGGCGGTTGGCAGTCTAATACAACTAAGTCACGATTGAACGCCTTATGTAATGAGTTCTGTGTGACTGGTGAGGGTGTATTCCAGAAGAATTATAAGTGGTTTGTAAGAAAGTTCGTTGGACAAATGGGGACTGAAAAAGTATTTAAGAACGAGGAGTTTGAATCAGGTTACATCTTCGCTTAAGTAACAGTCCGTAATGACTCTAAACTATCACTAACTCACACACCACTAAGTAACACTTTTATTATGACCAAATCTGTAATGATCTCACTGCTCCGTAAGGGTAACACTGGTTCACAGATTCTTGAAATTCTTGAGAGTATCTCCGAAGGCGCTAATGAACAACAAGTAGCACAAGTCGCTAATGAGCCAACACTTATGGAATTGGAGTTCTGATTACTAACTAAAGAAGTTCTCTAGAGGGCCATCATCAACTGGGCCCTAATGTCAACCCCCTTATAATTACTCACCTCCAAATGACCACTATAGTGTAACCACACAATCAACTCTTATGAACAACACTTTCACTGATACATTCGATTGGTTGAATGAGGGTAATGTCACAGTATTTGACTACCTAAATGATATCAACATCACTCCACTAAGTATCACTGAAGAGGAAGGAAATAACTTCCCAGGATATAAGATAACCTTTCAATCTTTCGATGATATTATGACATTTTGTCGGGGTTATTATGGAGACCATAGTGATGAAGAAATCAAAGAGATTTATGGTTGGTAAGTAACACATAGTCGTAGACAGAGTGTAACGATAGGGGGACACATTGTCCCTCTTTTTTTATATCGAGGGGTTGACATATTACAGTCCTTATGTTATAATTAGTGAGGAACAGTTAATGTTACGAAACGACAGTATATTGGGGTTTTCGATGTTATCGCCGATGCGGCGTAGCGGTTGCCCTTAAAGAAAATGCGTGCTCGATAGGCTACAACGACACTCGATCGGCCTTGTTATATTTTGCGAATAAAAAAATGCTAGTAGAAAAATTATATCCCACAGAGTTTCTTGGTTATTATGTCACTAAAACCGGCCGTGTATTTCGAGATGGTGTAAAAAAATCCGAGGAAAAATTTATGGAGATAAAACCATTTCTCCGAGGTGGTGTCGGAGTATCTAATAAGCAATATCCCTCTGTAAATATCTCGATAAAGAACTCCGAGGGTAAGACATTATATCAGAGGAAGGAGTATGTGCATAGGATGGTCGCTGAGGCCCTGGTAGATAACCCTCACAGGTATACAGAGGTAGACCACATAGATAGAGACAAGCTCAATAATTGTGTAGACAATCTGAGGTGGTGTGATAGGAATACCAATCTCAGAGATAAACCTAGAGACATTAACGGGAGGTATTGTAAGGTATGAGTAGTTCAGAAGTTTATCACATTTATCTAAAGGATAGTTGTATACTTCCGTGTTTAACGAAGGAGAAATTTACAACTAGTTGGGAGTGTCTCAATTTGATGGTAGGGTTGATGAAGACAGATTACGTGGTGGAAGACCTGTCGTATGAAGTAGTAAGACCACTACAATCAAATGAGGAACAATCCTATTGACAAGTTCTAAATATCGAAGTATAATGAAAGTTGAAATGGAGTGATTTCTAACTCATGGCTAAAGGATTTACAGTCAAGGCATCAACACCAAAGAAGAAAGAAGAAGGGCCTGCACCGTGGGACTATGATGCAATCAAAGAAAGAATGAGAGGAAAGGCAATTGTATTTTGTCTACCTGGAAGGGGATGTAGTTATGCATTCATGAAGAACTTTGTACAGTTATGTTTTGATCTTGTACAAAACCAGATGAGTATTCAGATTAGTCAGGATTACTCGTCTATGGTGAATTTCGCACGATGTAAGTGTCTCGGCGCCAATGTATTGAGAGGGCCTGACCAAATTCCATGGGATGGTAAGTTACAGTATGATTATCAGTTATGGATTGACTCTGATATTATTTTCAATACTGAGAAGTTCTGGCAATTATGTGATGTGGCATTAGATGCTGATGGGACGGAGAGGCCTATTAGTGCGGGGTGGTATTCAACTGAAGATGGACGGACTACCTCTGTTGCACACTGGCTTGAGGAAGATGATTTCCGTAATAATGGTGGAGTAATGAATCATGAGATGGTAGATGGTATTAGTAAGCGTAAGAAGCCTTTTACTGTTGACTATACTGGTTTTGGATGGGTCATGATTCAGAAGGGTGTCTTTGAGAATGAAGGTATGAAGTATCCATGGTTTGCTCCAAAGATGCAAGTCTTTGAAAGTGGTGCTGTTCAAGATATGTGTGGAGAGGATGTTTCGTTCTGTCTTGATGCAATTGAATCAGGATATGAGATTTGGTGTGATCCACGTATTCGTGTTGGTCATGAGAAAACCCGAGTTATCTAAACACTAATGGCAAATCAATTTAACGTTGATAGATCTGTAGAATTTGCTTCAAAGATGACACTTATCACTGAAACCAATAGTGATAAGTATTTGGAGCAATATCGACAGAGTTTAAAGAACCGAGAACAATTAGAATCACTGTACAATCAAGAGAGTAATTAAATTATGGCAAAACTTAGAAAGTCCCTATTGGGACAAACAATGATTGAATCTCAACCAAAGAAGACACGACAAGGTTGTGGTGCACATACCAAGTACGCTGCAAGTAGTCGTAATAACAAAAGGAAACGTTATCGTGGTCAAGGACGAGGATAGATATAAAATGACTGTTGAGGATGAGTGGTCATCTATTCATCCTCAAGATTTATGGGTATATAATAAGTTACAAGTGAGTCGGGTATTAGGATATGAGTGTGGACCAGCTGGTCTCGTCGTACCTAAACCCGACTTTTATATTGTTCGACCATGTATTAATTTCATGGGTATGGGTCGTCATGCTCGTATTGAACACTTAGACTATGATACTGAACATCTACATCCAGGTGAGTTTTGGTGTGAAGTATTTGAAGGAGAACATATATCAATTGATTATTACAAAGGACAACAGGAACTAACTGTAAAGGGTGTGAGAGACCCCCAGGACCCTCTGTACAAGTGGAAGAAGTGGTATAAGGTAGATAGAGTAATACCATTACCTAAACTCTTACAGAACTTAAATTATGATTGGATTAATTGTGAGTTTATAGATGGTAAGTTAATTGAGATACATCTTCGAGGTAATCCAGACTTTAGATATAATAATGATTCAGTCGTTCCGGTATGGGAAGGAGATAGTGTAAACACATACATAGAAGACAATGACTATCGTAGACTGGGGTTTATTATAGATGGATAAGAATTTTCTAAGAGAGATTAATAACGATCAGAAGACACCAAAGAATACCAAGAAGGTACGTGAGGATGGATTCTATGAAGCATCTGAAGTTGATTGGAAAGACTTTTGGGAGAATGAAACTACAGATAATAAGCAAACACTGATTGATTAAAACATTGGGTTTAGTGTAATAAATAACTCATAATTGTTGTAGAAAGATTACGTGCCTGTCCAAAGAGTCAGTCAAGGTTTTAAAGATGTGAGTGCATCATTCAAAGTCAACCCGTTAAATCTTGATTTAATTGTGTTGAGGAATGAGAATGCTATTGCACGATCCATTCGTAACTTAATTTTTACCATACCTGGTGAGAAACCATTTCAACCTAATGTTGGTTGTAATGTTACTAAACTATTATTTGAGAATTTAGATAGACTTACAGCTAGTTCAATTGAATCGGAAATTAGGAACACAGTTAATAACTTTGAACCGAGAGTCCGTTTGACAACTGTTCTCGTCAATCCAAATTTCGATGATAATATCTTTGAGGTAACTCTTAAGTATGACATTGTAGGTATAGATCTTCCTAGACAACAATTATCATTTGCATTACAGCCCACTAGGTAAATGCCCTTAGTCAATTTTAGCAACTTAGATTTTGATCAGATAAAGACATCCATTAAGGATTATCTCCGTGCGAATTCAAACTTCACGGACTATGACTTTGAGGGTTCTAATCTATCAACTATTCTAGATACGTTAGCTTACAATACGTATATAACCTCATATAATGCCAATATGGTATCTAATGAGGTATTCATTGATAGTGCCACATTAAGAGAGAATGTGGTGTCTCTCGCACGTAACATAGGGTATGTTCCTCGTTCAAAGAAAGCTTCTGTTGCCAAAGTTTCTT